TCTGGACTTGTATAGAAGATGATACTGCACCTACAGATCAGATCGTACCAGAAATAAATACGGACAAAATACCAATCAATGATATGGTAAGCAGAGATGCAAGCTCCGATAACCAATTCATTAGTATTGCCCATGATTACATGGCTACTATGAATGATGCCAAGTCACATCAGGAATACGGAAAGATGCTTAAAGACTTGGTAGCACCCAACGAGAGAGAAGTTTACTCACCTGTCATTACTATCAAGCGAGATAAACGAGGCTCTTTAAGAATCACACCATCACAAAAGGAGAACTAAAGATGGCAAATAAAGAAGAAAAACAAACAGCACTTGACTGTTATCTAAAAGCACAAAAAGAAATGGGTAAAGCATTAAAGCAATCTCATAATCCATTTTATGCAAGTAAAGGAAAACCAAAAGGGAGTGCATACGCTGATCTTTCCAATGTCCTTGAGGCTTGTATGGAAGCATTTCACAACAATGGTTTTATAGTTACACAACCATCTGGTCGTGATGAAGCAGGTAACGATTATGTAGATACAATACTCACTCATGTAACAGGTGCAACATTTGTATCAAGAGTACCTTTGATCTTAGAAAAACAAACTATGCAAGGTCTAGGTTCAGCAATTACCTACGCTCGACGATATGGTGCATTGCAGATGGCTTGCATAGCACCAGAAGATGATGATGGTAATGAAGCAGAGTTACAGCCAAGAAAAGAATTACCAATTCCAATTAAACCAGAAACCAAAGGAGACTTTTAAATGTCAGACTACGACAACACAAATAAGGGTGCTGCATTTGCACCCTTTCCAGATCAGAAGTTTATTCTAAGAGGTAAACTTGATGTAAACGGTATTGAAAAACAATGTGTTTACATTACAGGAAAAACCAAAGGTGGTAAAAAAATTATCAGAGTGTACCAAGAGCTAGGTATTATGTTTGAAAATGAAAGCACCAATGAAAAATCACCGAATTATTCTGGTAGTTTGAAAGATCATTTAGGAGAAGAAATGAAACTTGCAGCTTGGAAAAGGCAATCAGAAAAAGAAAACTATTTAAGTATAACTGTATCTGAAAAAATACCAGGTGGTAATAACAAATATATTGAACCAGAAAGTAATTCTGTTACTTTAGATGATGAAGTTCCGTTCTAGGAGAGGCAGAGAAGTGTTCTCCAAACTAATCTCAACTGCCTCAACTGAGCGAGGGTTGTGCTGTGTGGCAACCCTCGTTCTTTTTTTTGGTACTTGAGATAGGACTGACTGGTACTTGAGATAGGACTGAGAAAATTTGTTGTATAGGTTGTATGGGTTGTAGGTTGTTTACAAAATTATATTACAACCAATAAAAAAACCCCCGACGAGCCAACCAAGAAGCTCAAGTCGGGGGTGAGTTTAGCTAAGAGATGGGAGGAAGTCTTAGCTAACCATACGCATCCTCTGAACAAGACGATCTGCCCTGTTAGGAACGGTACGATACCATTTGCTGTCAATCATTTGATTTGCAGCTTCATTCCAGTCTCTATCCTTAATAGCTTTGTTCATTTTTTTAAAAGCTTTCATCTTTGGCAAACCCATATTAAACATCATGTTCCCCACGATTTGTTTGCACTCTTCAGGTAAAGAATTAAAATCACTGTGCAATCTTTTACAATCATCAATAACAGACTGAACATCTTTATCAAAAACTTCCTGTACTCTTTTCTCAGATACAGGTGTACCAACTTCCATATTATTTTCAGGATCACCTGAAATTGTTAGATGCCCAATTCCAAAAGTTTTCTTACCGAGGTGATCCAAATAGACTTCATACTTTACACCCTCATCAATCTCCAACTGCTTTCTCAGCTTATCAATATTCATTTAGCAACTCCCTTTGCTTTCTCAAAAGTACGTAAGCCACCTAAACCAAGCATACCCATCAACACCGTTAATAAACTACCCATATCAAACTCAGGTATAGGTGGTATCTCTACACCTGTAAAGGCAACAACAAACAAAATACAAGGGCTGAGAATAAAGTGATACAATAATGCAATACCACATACCCATCCTACAAATGGTCGCCACCCACCTTTAAATACAGAACCAGACTGCGCTTCGGCTTTGTTTACTTCCACCTGTGCAAGAGCTAACTGCTGTGCATGAGTGTCAGCCATTGTTGCTAACTCATGTGCAAGCTTGGCTTTTTGATCTTTGTCCTCTATGACTTTATCAAGTATATTTGTAACAGGACCAACTAAAGTATTTAATAAACTCATTCTTTCTTTCCACTTCCTAAAAATACAGCAAACGCTCCTGTCAATGCGCCTGTCATTACACTTGGCAAAGCTGCCTGTTCGAGTGATGGGTCAGGTAAAGATATAAACCATTCAATAACTCTATACGTCATTACAATCAAAGATAACATAATAAGTCTAGGTATAATTCTCCATTTATCTAAATGTTCAGGAGTCATTTTATCATCATCCAATATGGTTCATTTGTAACAGCATCTAAGTAGCTAAGAAGTAATAAAGCTAAAGTAAAATAAATTATTACTTTGTTTGGTATTATCATTCATATTACTTATACCTCATTGCAAAATAAAACATTCCAACTGCACCTGCACCTGTGATTAAAATGGCTATAACAATCCCTGCAATTTGTTTAATTTGATTAGCTCGGCGAACAGCTTTATATTTACCCTCTCGCTCTGCTTTTTTTGCTAGCCTTCTAAACTCTTCAAACTTTGCATACCCCTTCATACCACGCTGAGAAATAATAACGTCTCTAAGCTCTCGCTCGTAGTCAAGTGCGCGGGTATAAGCAATATACGAACTCAATGGATCAGACTTATTAGCAGACGGATTTTTATGCGCTTCTTTTGCTCCATCAATAAAAGAAAAAAGATTGTTCAAATCTTTGCCCATAGCAGACAAGTCCTTGCCAATGGCAATTCCTTTTTTTATAGCTGTGAAAGCTAAGAGTGCGCCTGAAAGTGGGTCCATTTTTTTACTCTGCTGCCACCGTTATTTTTGGTGTATTTGTTAAAGACTGTTTATCTAAAATTTTAAAGCCTCTGCGTTGTGAAAATGTTTGGGGATCTTTTTCAAATTTATCAGCACAAGCTTCTAACCACTGCATCGTATGTTCATGCGTTGGAGCTTGACCTTTTTTAATTAATTCGTTTTCAAAATTAAGATATGCAAACATCTCTGCTTGTGCTTGCGCTCCGCTAATACCGAGATCAAATAAATAAATTTGGTTGCCTTCATCAATCAAACCACCTCTGGGTCTGGCAGAACTAAGGGCTTGTTTCATTGCTGTCATTACATGATAACGCGCTTCTTCTCTTTCGTACATTTCCTCTGTTATTTCATCAACACCAAGATGATCTAATAGATTTTCATATTGATTAACAAAAAAGTTCATTTTGCGTATCGCAGCTTGCACAGAATTTTGTGCATTAGTCGCATGAGTTTGTAACTCTAATATCTCTACTTCTAACAATTCTCTATCTAAATCATCTTTACATTTTTTTAACTTACGTTCTTTCTTTTTTAATTTTATTTCTTTTTTCTTCATATTAATGTGTGCTTCTTGCAATGCACTTTTTGTTTTATCTATTTCAGCAAGAGTATGTTTAATAGAACGAACAGGAGTAATCGCTGTCACATCTAAAGTAACTCCCATAAACTGTGAGTGTGACTTATAAAAGTTACTTGATGCTTGCCTAACAGATGGCATTTTTTCTTCTATGTTTTGCAACATGGTTTTATATTCAGGCTTTGCATCAACTAAAGCTGTTTCAATATTTTTTACAACTAACTCATTCTTCATATTATCCACCATTGAGTGTTGTTAAATCATTCCATATTTTAGTCGCTGCTGTAGCAGGTACAAAGGCTTCATCACTACCATCACTCGCCACTTGCGTCCAATTTTTACCGTCACTTACACTTGTAAGATATGTCGTTAAATCATCTTTACTTGCTACCTCACCTACTTTTGCGTCTGTAGGGATTGCTTCGCCATCATCTGCAATACCAATCATAATATAATCTCTTGGGCTTGAGAAAGTATTATCTGCAACAGGATACATACCACCTGTGCCTTGAGATACACCAAACTTGAGCCAAGTTGGTATTGTACCATCTGGTTCTAATCTGTATTTCACTACTTTATGTGCCATTTTATTTCTCCTTTATCCTAGACCACCATGAGCGTTACTTGCTGCACT